GGGACCGCGCAGGCCGCTCTTGTCTCATGCAACCATACTTCGAAATTAGCCACCAATGAAATGGACCCTCCTTAAAGCCTCGACCGAGTTCAACGTTGAGCGCAACACGCTGCGCCGCCGGCTCCGCGCCCAGGGCATCACAGTTGGCCCAAAGCGGACCTATACCACGCGCCAACTACTAACCGCCATCTACACCGACTACGACAAGGCCCACGCTGAGAAGGAGGTAGAGGAGGCCCGCATTGCCCGCGTGGAGGCCGAGCTGGCCGAGGGCAATAGCTTCAACCGCGAGGAAGTGACATCCATCGTGCGCGACAACTTCGCGCCGATCCGGGAGGACGTGATTGCCTTGCCTGGCCAATTGTCAGCCTTGTGCAACCCGGCCGATCCTGACCATGCCCGAGCCCACCTCGAGGCCTGGCGGGATCAGTTTTTGAAACGGCGAAAGGAGAAGATACCGGAAAGGAAAGGGAAATGACATCCAAATCCTCATTCATCACCACCCTAATCCACTCCTGTTTCGCCGACGTGCCGCACCAGTCTCCAGCCGAGTGGGCTGTTGAAAACCTGGTTTTCGACGAGGCGGGCAATCATGGTCCATTCCGAACGCTCGGCTATGAGTATGTGATCGAGCCGCTGAACGATTTCGCCAATGCCTCCGTAAGCGACGAGGTGCTGGTGTGGGGCTCACAAACCCACAAGACCGGCACCCTCATGGGTGGCGTGGCCTGGTCGCTCTGCAACGATCCCTGCGGCTTCCTGTGGGTCATGCCATCGCTCGACCTGGCCCGCAAGTTTTCGGGGCAGCGCTGGAAAAAGATGCTGGAGGCCTCCGATGCGATACGGCCAATCATCCCGACCGGCGGAAAGCGACACGATTTTAGCACCATGAGCCAAATGCTCGGAGCCAGCACCATCAATTTCATGGGTTCGAACTCGGCCGCCAACCTGGCGTCAAATCCCTGCCGCCGGGTAATCCTGGACGAGGTGGACAAGTTCGACGCCGGCGGCCGCGGCGAGGCTGACGCGGTGGAGCTGGCCGAACAGCGCACCAAGGACCAAGTAAACCCGCAACGCTGGAAAACCTCCACCCCCACGCTTTACTCCGGCCTGATCTGGCAAGCGTTCCTGAAGGGAGACCAGCGCCGCTATCACGTTCCCTGCCCGCACTGCGGCCAGCTCATTGTGTTCGCCTGGTCAGAACAATACACCGTGCTGCCCAGGACCGGTAAGGAGGCCTGGGTGAAATGGGATGGCCGGCGGGAGGATGGCTCCTGGGATTACGACGAGGTGAAGCGGACGGCCCGCTTTGAGTGCCCCCACTGCAAGCAGGGAATCCGAAATGACCTTAAAACCAAAATGATCCGGGAGGGTAAGTGGATCGCCACCAACCCGGCAGCTCCCCGCGGCTACGTGAGCCGGCACCTATCATCGCTCTATTCCACCTCGCCCGAGGTCTCCATTGGCACCTTGGCGGTCAAATTCCTCCAGGCGCTCCAATCGGTTCAGGGGCTCCATGGCTTTATTAACGGCGACCTGGCCGAGCCAGACCAGGGCCAGGACCAGCAGACAGCCCGGGTGGAGCTGATTACTTCCAAGATAGACGTGACAGCCGAGTGGAAAAAGCTCCTTACAGCCGACTGCCAGGCGCGCCGGCCGTATCACTGGTATGTGGTCCGGGCCTGGTCCCAGGCTGAAACCATCGGGCTCGAGGCTGGCCCTTGCGATACCATCGACGAAATCCGGGCCATTCAGCAGAAGCATAGCATCAGTGACATCGGCGTGTCGCTGGATTCCGGCTGGGGCGCCCGGACGGATGCGGAGATCTACCAGGCCTGCGCCCGCTTCGGGGAGATCGTTCCAAGGTCCGGAAAGCTCCCGCTGCATCTTGGTTGGCTGCCGTCCAAAGGGATGCCGAGCAATAAGCGCTGGCGCGATCCGGATACGGGCCTGATGCTCCCTTGGTTCACCCGCGGGGTCGATCCATTCCTCGGCACCACGGACGCCGGGAAGGTGGAAATGACCCTGTTCGAGTTCAGTGGGCACCATTTCAAGGACGTGTTGGACCGGCTCAGGACGGGTAAAATCAATGGATTCAAATGGTCCGTGTCGGAGGATATGGCCACCGCCGAATACTGGAAGCACATGGACAGCGAATACAAGAAGGAGGTTTTCTCCAAACTGACAAACCGCGTGCGCCTGGAGTGGGTGCTCCGGGATCGCCACTGGCCGAATCACCTGAAGGATTGCGAAGTGACGCAACTGGCCATGGCCAACTTTTACCAAATATTCACCCTGGAAACCGATGCAAAATCCGCACAGTGAACCGCTGCTCACCGCGAAGGAGTTGGCCGCGGCCCTAAAGCGCAATGTGAAATACGTTTACGCAATGAAGGCCTGCGGCTTTTTGATGCCAGGAAACCGGGCCACGGTGGGCATGGCGTTGACTTGGTTGGTGCGGAATCCTGCACCGCGTTCCCGCGTGTCTGTAAATGTCTCTAATCGTCCGACTTGACAGCTTGCTATAGCCTTGCCACTTCGCTGAACGTAAGCGCGTGGCTGTAAGCACCGACTATAAGCGCCTATTTATCCGGGGTCTCGCCTGGGACGCCGCGGATGCGAGCGCCACGCTTTACAACACGCTCAAAGCGGCTTCGCGTGCTCAGCTAACCAAGACGGCATCCGGCAAAGTGCTGGTTTCCCATACCGGCAACGGAACCACCTCAACCTATGCCCTTCCATCCTCCGGTGATGTGTCGCCATCCGACGTAGCCGAACTATGCGAGGAGATGCTTCGGCGGTATGAGGAGGCTGCGGCCGACCTCGGGGGCACCCCTACCGACTCTGCCATTCTAACCGAAATCCTTTCGCAGCTCGCCCCGGTGCGGTCCTGCGGATACGACTTCAGCCAACTGAGCCCAGTATGAGCGCACGCACCACCCTCAACCGGGCTATCGATTGGATACGGCGCCAATACTCCGACTCCTGGACGCAGGAAACTCAAAACCGTTACGAGGCCGGGGTGCGCTGGTCAGAGAAACGTTCATTTCGCCCAGCGTGGTATCAGGATGCGAGATACGATGCCGACGGCCCATCGCTCCAGGTGATGCGCGAGCGATCTCGCTATTTCGAGCGTAACAATCCAATCGTAAACAAGCTGGCCGACCTGTTCGAAGAATACACCTGTGGCTCAAACGGCATCCAAATGATGCCGGCCTCCTCCGACTCGAAATGGAACCTGGCCGCCAAGGAGGACTGGGACCGGCATTGCCAATTTCCCGACCTGGTGAGCCTCCAGGCCATGGCCACTCTGCAATCGCTTTCATCGCGCACCTGGTTTATCGATGGGGGCTGCTTCATACTGAAAACACGCTCAGACGCGCCGCCTTTCCGGCCCCGAGCACAACTCATAGAGTATCATCGGTTAGGCACCCCCACCGATTACCGAGGCGGGAAAATCCAGGAAGGCGTCGAATTCAACGACCGAGGCCGACCGATCAATTATTACCTCTGGATCGGCTGGAATGACGAGGGATACACCCCGGTTCCGGCCGCTAATGTGATCCACCTGTGGGAACCGAGCCGCACCGGCCTGGTTACCGGGGTGCCATTTTTGCATCCGTGCCTGCTCCAGCTCCACGACCTGGATGATTTGTGGATCATGGAAATGGAGGCCGCCAAGTTGGTGAGCCGGGCCGCCGCCACCGTGGAAACCAAATCGGGTGAGATCAATGCGGAGGATTTAAGGCGCCAACGCTTCGGCATTGGGACCAACAACACTGCCACCGCCGGCACGTCCGGCGGATCCGCCACCACTCGGGACCGTTTCATCAAAGAGGTCCTCGGGGTGGATACCATCGCTTTGAAGGAAGGGGAAAAGCTGAACCTGATCGCCTCGCAGCGCCCCGGGGTCATGCAGCAATGGCTGTGGGAGTATCAAGCGCAGCTCATTTGCGCCGGCGTGGGAATCAGCAAGCAGCTCGTTTTTCCATCGTCCATGCAAGGCACCGTCACCCGGGCCGACCTGGACACCGCTAACACGTTTTTCCAATCCCGCTTTGCCGTCCTGGCCTCCGCTTGGAGCGAATACTATCGCTATTACATCGACTGGGCCAGCGTCTATGGCAACCCGGCCCTGACCAACCGACCTAGTGACTGGTGGAAGGTCAACAGCCGTGCGCCGCGCGCCGTCAATGTGGACGTGGGCCGCAATTCCGCCGCCATGCTGGCGGAGCTGGCCGCCGGCGCCACCACGCTTGAGGACATCTACTTGCCGCTCGGGAAGGACTACCGCGACCGCATTCGCCAGCGCGCGCGGGAAGTGGCTGAAATCAAACTGGCCGCCCGGGCCGCCAGCCAGGAGTTCGGAATCGAGGTAAAGCCGGGCGAGGTGGCCGAGTCGCTGATCGAAGAGGCTGCTGGGCCAGTCATTCCACTAACCAATAACCGATGGAACGCCAACAATGCACTCACACCCTAAAATATTCAACGTCCCGCCGCCGATCGCCACCGCCACGCCATGGTTAACCGTTCGCGCTGAATGCGCCGGCCCGGCCGAGATCCTGATTAACGGCACCATCGGTAAGACCTGGTGGGATGACTCCGGCACCGCCGAGAAAGAATTTGTCGATGCGCTCAACAAAATACCTGCCGGCCGATCCATTATCATCGGAATCAATTCCCAAGGCGGATCCGTCAAAGACGGCCTCGGGATGTATAACGCCATCAAGCGGCGCGCCAACGACATCACCTGCCGGATTGATGGATACGCGCTTTCGATCGCTTCCATTGTCGCCTTGGGAGGTGGCAAAGTTATCAGCCCGAAGTCTTCCGCTTGGATGATCCATGAGCCCTGGAGCGTTACCCAGGGCAACGCCGACGACCATCGCCGAGCCAGCGAAATGCTGGAGACACACGGCAAAATGCTGGCGGATATCTACGCATCCGAGACCGGGCAAACCGTCGAGGCCGCCCGCGAGGCCATGAAACAAGAAACCTGGTTCCGTGGCTCAGAGGCCATCGACTGGGGCTTGGCCGACGAGGAAGGCAATTCTGACGTAACGCTCAACGCGATTGATTTCTCAAGCTTCCGGCGTGTGCCGGCGGCGATTTTAAACCTCCACCAAATCCCCGCCGCGCCGCCCAGCGCAGGGGCAAACAAAAAACAGAAGGACGCACATATGCGTGATCAAATCATTGCCCTGCTCAAGAAGCATGGCGTAACTGTGGCCGATAATATTTCGGACGAGGATTTACATAAGCTCCTCAACGAAACCTTGGCCCGTCTCAATCAAACCCAGCCGCAGAACACCAACGAAATCGCGGCTTTGGCTCAGCAGGTAACCGCCCTGGTGGCCGCCAACGAAGCTGGCCGACGCCAGCACATCACCGCCACGGTGCAGCGGGCGGTTGACGAATGCAGAATCCCGCTTGCCCAAAAGGATAACTGGATAAATCGAGCCTTGGCAGACCCGACAATTCTGGACGATCTTTTAGCAATCGAACCGAAGCCCCCGGGCGCCCAGCCTGCGGCAAGCATTGTTACCGTAGCGCCAGAAATTAAAAACATAACGGGAGAAGTGATGCGAACGAACGCCATGGAGCGTGCGTTAGTGTTAAACCGTTACCGCGAGAAAATCGGCCAAGTTCTCAACACGAACACCATTGACACAAACCTGAAGCGAGTAGTGATTTTGGATACGATGGTGCGCGATTTTGCCCGCAGAATTCTTCCGCTGCGCGTATTTTCCACTTCGTTTACGAACGTAATTTTGCAAGGCACCGACGAGGTGGTAATTCCTTATTACGCACTTGCCGCCGCAGCGTCAACCGATTGGGTAGCTGCCACCGGTTACGTTGCAGGGAATACCGCCGTAAGCGCAAAGAAAATTACGGTCAACAAACGAAAATACCAAGGTGTTGAGTTTACATCATCCGAGTTTCGCCGTCAGCCATATCTCAGCATTGAGCAGAGCATGAAGATGGTTGCCGAGAAGCTTGGGTACGACGTTTTTACCGACGTGTGGTCGATAGTGACTGCCGCCAAATACGGTGCGGCAGCCGTGACATCCTCCGCTATCGCGTTTGACGTTGATGACGTTGCTGACTTAAAACTCGCTTGCGATGTGGCGAATTGGCCAGAGGTTGGCAGGGGGTTGATAATCGACAGCGCCCATGATCGATACTTAATGCGCGATGGTTCACTAGGTCTAGCAAATTACGGCCAAGCTGGCGCAATCACACAAGGCAAGGTCCCTGTAGTGTTGGGCTATAACTACTATCCTGTCCCGAACCTGCCAGACAACAGCGAAAACCTATCCGGTGCCGCCGTGTTCCCTTCCGCTGCAGGCGTGGCCACCGCACCTATAGCTCCGCATCCCGAACTCAACAACGTGATTAGTTATGACGTTGCGGTTGATCCTGATACCGGAATTGCGCTGGAATATAAGATGATTCCTGACGGACAAAAGGACAAAGTCGGGGAATACATCGAATGTAATTACGGCTATGAAGCACTGCTAGCCGCTGCCCTTAAGCGCGTTTGCAAGGCCTAATCCGTTACTCATCTCTATACAAAAGGAAAATCCATAATGAAATCGTTTCTTTCAATCATATTAGGAGTGGCCATTTTGGCCATTACGATCATTCCGGTTCAGGCCCAGATTAAATTCGAGGCCGGGACCGGAACAGATGTCAGCACCACGCTGTGCTATTACGCATTCTCCTCCAAGGGGGCGGGCACGCCTGTGATTAAATACCTCAATGTCACCAGCGACAAAGCAAGCTCGGTGGTTCAGTTTTACACGGCCGGGTCCAGTATTCTGGTTACAAACTCCGTGATCGCCGGCACGAACACCATTCTGTTAACCGGGACCACCTCCGGCTTTCAGACCAACGACGTGATCGTGATTCGATCGGTATCAAATGATACCTACCAGCGAACCTCAGTCAGCCAGGTGGCCGCCGGCAGTATTGTTACCGCGCAGAATACCGCATTCGCGCTTGCGGCCGGTGATGTCATCTACCGAATGTCCACCGCCGGAGCTATACCGGTCGGAAACGCCACGGTTACAATTACGGGCGCCTGTTATTCCGGGGCCAGGGATAAGCCTTTATTGCTCGAGGTGGACGGCACATCCGCATGTCAAATTAACGCGGTCTATGCGGAGTGGCTGCAATGAGAACCGCTGTCACATTAGGCTTTAAGCACGGCCAGCCTGACAAAGCGGTTCTACTGCTCGGCACCGACGTGCCCATTGCCGAGCATTACACCAGGGTCAAAGCGATCAAGGCCAATCCGGTCAGTGATGAATTCTGCCGAGTCGAGCTGTGGACTCGTGACGGTGGAGTTTGGTCGCAGGTGAAGCTGGATGGGGTTCCCAAGAAACCCGAAGCTCCTGCTGCCCCCAGACGCAAATGACCGACATCCAACAGGCTCAAGCTGACGCTGTGACAGCGCTTTGCCGGGACACCGTGACCTTTCGCGGTGTCTCAAGGCTCGCCAACGTCAACTTTGATGCTGAGGAACAAAATGATCCGCGCCTGCCAGCCGTTAGCCGGCAGCAGGCGTCCACCATTATGATGCCGTGGTTTACCAACCCTCCGCACTCCGGCGAGGTAATCACGGACGCCGACGGGTTCAAACACACCATCAAACAAGTGAAGCTTCGCGGTAAAATATCCGTTTTGATGCACTGCGAGGTATCATCCTAATGATCACCATCACCAACAACATCCAAGGACTCAACGCCGACCTGGCGCTGTATATGCAGCTGTCAGGCATGAGCGATCGTGAGGTATTAGAGAAGCAAGGTGGTAAACTTGGCTACTTGGTGCGCCGGAATCTTATGGGTATTAGGCCCGCAAAAGGCTCTATCCGCTCGCAGGCTTTTGAGTTGCTCCGATCAGGCCAAGGTATTCATGTTCGAAAGCGCGTACGCGAGGCAATTCAGGCTAAATACAATTCTTCATTCGGATTCGGGATGGGCGGTGTTAGCTATGGCGCAATTAAGTTACCGCCGAACTTTAAGCAGTTAGCCAAGCTGCGATACCGCGGGGCCATTCTTCAGGCCCTGATGGTTGACCGCGAGATCAACACGCGCGAGAGCGGTAGGGGGTTCCTGTCCGCCTCGTCGCGTTACCCTCGCACATTGAGGACTAACTCAACCTCGTTTTCGCGTTACGGCCACGTCCTGGGTCAGGTTGGGTTAAATTTCCAATCTAAATACAAATCCGTTACATTTTCCTGGGACGGTCGCAGCGCAATGTCTGAAAAGGCTGTTACTGGCCTGTCAAAGCCAAAGGCTCAAACGGCTCTCAACCGCGCCGTATCGGAGGTTCGTGTTGATATAGCCGAATACACCAAACGCAAAATTGAAGAGGCCGCTCGTAGGGTCTTTCGAAAATGAAATTCTCCGAGGTCCAATCCACCGCACGCGCCGCGATCGCCGCCGGATCATACTGGTCCGGATTTAGCGTGATCGCTGACGATGGCTTGCAGGGGGATGTAATCAAGGCGGCCATCGCAGACAAATGCGCCTGTGTGGTGGTATCGCCCATGCTCGGAGGGGGTGTGGCTGAGCAGGTTAAGGGTCACGCTGCGCTCGATTGCGATTTCCTGGTGAAGATCAAGCTGGTCCCTCGGCCTGCAAACTCGGACGCCGATCCGATCGTCTATGAATACGCCAAGGATTTTCACGCCTGCGTGGAGGAGACCGTTGCGCTATTGCTGCAATATGCCGTCGCCCGCGGTGACTCTCCGTTTCAATTTAATCCGGATGCCTACGTCCTAAGCGACGAGGAGGACGGAACCATCACTCACAACCTGCTGTTCACCAAACGATGCTCATTTTGATATGAAAAATATTTTATTACTCGCCTTGCTGTTGCTGGCCATGTGCGCGCCGCGTGCGGCCGAGATCACGATAACTTACCCGCTTTATTCCACGTCAACCATCTACACCACGAACGGCACCGCTTTTACCACCGACTACATTTGGGGCTGGTCAACGAATACCATTTTCAGGGTAAACAACGGCAGCGGCACGCTCCAATACATCCAGGTGATCAACAGCACCAACGCTCCGATAAACATCTCGCTTTACTCCGCGCAAACGAACGCTTTCGTGCACAACACGCTTTGGACGAACAGTGCCGCAGGCCCGGGCAACTCACTATGCGCTCCCATCGTGATTTACGCGACGGACTACACCAAAAGAGGCACCAACTATTGCGCCGGTAAAACGGTAAGCATCCCAATCCGCAGCACCGCAAATAACCGCGATGTAATCGCCATCATCACCGCCGGGACACCAACCGCTACGTATCCACAAAACCTGTCCACGAACGCCATTCTTAACCTCAGTGGCATTTCTGACTAATGAGATTCCTGCTCATATTTCTAACCTGCCTTTCCCTCTTCGCCGACGCCTCCCGATTGCGTCGGCTTAGTGGCTCTAACGCGGATGGCGGCTCGATAGGGAGTTCGGATAATCCGCAAACGTTGCCCAACCAACTCCTCTACCTCGACAGCACGATCCCCGGCACCGTAGTGCAAGACAGCGCGATCCAGTTTACTGCATCGGATAAAGCGTATTTGAGCGTTGCCAGCAACTCGTCTTTACAGACGGGTGATATTGACTTTGAAATCGGATGCTGGGTTTATTTAGATAGCACCTCTACAAAGACCATAGCTGGCAAATGGGACTACGGCAAAAATGAATACATATTTTATGTAGTGTCTGGGAAGTTCACTTTTTCCGTTACTCCTGATGGAAGCGCTTCGACCACCGTTACGGCAAACACATTTGGAAACCTATCAACATCAGTATGGTACTTTGTTAGATGTTGGAATGATAGTGTTGGAAATGTAATTGGAATATCAGTAAACGGAATTTCAGACACGGTTAGTTATAGTAGCGGAGTTTACATTGGCACAAGTGCGTTTTGCGTTGGGTATCACTCCGCAGCCGATCTGTATTTTTCAGGACGGGTTGATTCATTATATCTTGCCAAACGCATATTCTCAGCCGCTGAAGCGACCTGGATGTATAACGCTGGTGCGGGTCGAATTTACAACGACCTCACTGACTCGATAAAGACCAGCATGGTAAGTTGGTGGGACTTCAACGAAGAGAACGGCACGAGATACGATAGCCATTCCACCAATCACCTCGCGCAGACGTTCGTCAATATTATCGACTCTTCGACTCCTCTCCTCAACGGTGGCTTTGAATCCCTTGGCACCGGGGAGACATTGGGGAGTGAGTTGTTGAGTAATACGGGATTTGAGACTGCGGGAGGAGGTGGGGCTGATGTGTTTGCGAATTGGACAGAGTATACTAGTGCAAGCAGTTTAATTGAACTAGATACAAGCACATTCCACGGGGGCGCAAACTCAGTAAAATTAACGGAAGGTGCAGCGGATTATGCAGCTGCTATTCAGTCGTTTACAGCAACACCGTCTGCCCGCTACAAATTAACTTTTTGGACAAGGGGTGATGCTACTTACGCTGGAAGGTATAATATATGGAATTTGTCAAACGGTTCTGATATTGTCGCTCTGACTTCTACTAGTGTTACTTCAGCGACTTGGACTCAAGTAACCAAATACTTCACTGTTCCAGTAGGATGCACTTCAGTGGGGATTTATCTTGTTTCACCCTCCACCACTGGCGGCATCGCCTACTTCGACGACGTTAGTTTAAAAGCCGTCACCGCGAGTGCGACGTTTGCGAATTGGACGGAGCTTTATGTGGGTGGGAGCTATGGAACTATTACCGCTGATACCTCCGCTCCTAACGCCGGCACTTACGATGCTTTATTTGCCGTCGATGCTGGCGGTTTATATCGAATGGCTTTATACCAGAATGTCCTAACCTCTGGTCATAAATACAAAACCACCTATTACGCCAAGGCTAATTCAGGAACCCCTTCTGTCGAGTATTTAATGGGTGGCAATAGTGGCACTGGTTCAACCGGGACTCAAGCACTCACAACCTCCTATGCTCAATACACCCACTACGCAACGAGTGATGGTGCGGGATTTTATATTGGTCCAGACAACGCCGCCGGTTCCGCCTCCAAGTCATTCTATTTGGACGATGTTACTTTAGTCTGCACCGAAATCCCCAGTGCCGCCGGAATCACTGCTGGTTGGGCCAAAGACGGTAATTTGTGCGCTTCGTTTAATGGGACTAGTCAATATCTTCTTTACACTGGTAATGCTTTTGATCCTGGCACAAGTGATTATTCGGTTGGTTGTTATGCAAATGCTACTAAGCTAGGCACGTATATGCTTATGGGTGGAGGAAACGCCGGGTTTACAGCCTATTGGTCCGTTTATATTACTCCATCAGGAACAGTTTCAATTGAGTTCACAGATGGCTCGGGGGCCGCTCTTTCTGCTAGTTCTTCTGCTGGAATTGTGAAGGTTAATGAATGGCACTATTATGTGGCTGACTTTGATAGGGATTCCAATCTAACCATTTACATGGATGGCGTGTCCGTATTAACCAAAAACATTTCAACTAGAGCCGGAAGTTGCACTTTTGGAAGTTTGGGAGTTGGTATATACGGTTCAAATATCAACTTCTTTTTTGCTGGAAGGATAGGTCAGGCGTTTTACAAACAGCGATTAACAACTGCCAACGAACGAACCGCTTTATTCAACAACGGAATCGGCCTTCGTGGAGCAAGCGAACTTCCCTCCACCATGACAGCCGACGTTGCGACATGCCCAATGAGCTATTGGCCTTTGGAAGAATATTCCGCAGGCACCGCCAACATCACTCGCAGCGATGCGATAGGCGCAAATCACCTCACATCCGTCGGCAACACTCCAAGCGGACAAGGTGTGGATTATTACGGTGGTGCGGTTAGCAAATGGTATGATCTCTCTGGCAACAATCGCACGTTCACGCAAACCACGATTGCGAGCAGGTTGCTTTATTCGGGGGCGACGATTGGGAATAAGTATTCGATTGTGGGGGACAATGGAACCAAATGCTTGAGCTACGCGAGTGACTTCATCGGAACTGGTGATGTTACTTTATTCGCTGTTATTAAACCTAGAGGATGGGGTGGAGGTGGTTATGGTCGTATCTTTGATACTGGTCAACAAAGAATGTATGTTGGGCCAACTGGATTCATTCAATTAGATAGCAACGCCGCAGACTCTGGGTGTAAATCATCGAACTCATCAATAGCGTTAGACACAGCAAGCGTTGTTTCGGCTACAAGGACCAGTGCGGGAGCAGTGAATTTTTACATAAATGGTGTTTTGTCTGGAACCGCCAATCAGAATAGTAACTCACCCCAATCAGGAACAGTGGTTTATCTTTTCAATCGAGCAACGCCTGATCGCGGTTTTGACGGCTGGCTCCAAAAGCTAATCATCGTTAATGGCATCCTTTCACAAAGCAAAATCCAAGCGGTTTCACAACAGCTTATGCGGGAGAATGGAATATGATGCTATTTTGCCATCCATCTAACGAACCACATAACAAACGTAACGCGTGGTTCAACCCAGAAAGCGTCATTAGTTTGCTAGAGTGCAATACTCCTGGAACGGTTGAAATGACTTTGAATAACGGATTAACCTATTGCATCGAAGGCGATTTACAGGAACTTACCAAGAAGTTGGAGTCTTCACGCGAATGCCAACATCCGTTTGGCAGCGTTGACTGGAATTTGAAAAGTAAAAGCTCTTGGGAGCGCGTTTACAGATGTAATAAATGTGGAAAGGAATTGTGAATATGAAATACCCAATCTTTTTTCTATTATCAGCATGCACCTTATTTGCCGGTAAAGACAACCTTCAGTCGATTTGCATTCCAGCAGAGCTTATTGACGAGGCCAACGCTTATGTTAAAGCGAATCTTGATAGAGAGGGTGGAGAGAAAACCTTCATCGTGAATAAGGTTGACTCCATAGGGAATGGGTATTGCGAGATAACGATTCCTCGAAACAATAGCAAGTTCTCCAAAGGAATGCTCGATTATTTTCGCGCTTATCATGGAAAGGTAATCGAGAGCAAAGGTAAGCCGGTTCAGGTGAAAGAGAAACCCAAAGCGGATAAGGATAAGGTGAAGTTTACTGCGGATAAAAGCAAGGTGGCGGCGGTGGAGATCACTGATATTGACGATGGGAAGAAATGAGCATGACCATGCCCCATGATGAATTAGAGCAGAGACTTTTAAAGCTTGAGCGCTTGTTTGAGGAAAAATTCGACGCTCAAGGAAAGCAGCTCGATCGGATTATGAGCGCTTTGCTGGGCAAACTCGACGGGGAGGAGCGGGGCGTCCTGGCCGAATGCAAGCTTCGCAGGGTGGAACTTGACCACATACAGCGGAAGCTCCAACGGCACGAGGAGGACATAGCCACCCTGAAAACTGCCCGCCGGGACATCGTGATGTGGGTGGCTGGAGTCGGAGCGGTGGCGTTCGTGATTTGGGAAGGCATAAAATTCTTTTTTGGAAAATGAAAAAACTAAACGGCAGGAAAACTTACATTGTCGCGGCCATCGGCATTCTGTATGCCATCTCCGTAGGCCAAGGATGGCTTCAGAACAGCGAATTTGTCTGGGGAATACTTGGCAGCCTTGGACTTGCCACGATGCGCGCAGGCGTGGCCAAAGGCCCGCTGATCGCCATTTTGTTGGCGGCAATCATACTGCCCGGCTGCGCCCGCTTCCGCACCAAGCAAACCGACGTATCCACAACCGATGAAAACGGAAAACCGAAACGTACGATCACCACGGAGGCCTCGGCCTTTACGCTGTTCGAGGCCCGTTCGTCCCTCGCGCAATTTAAGGCGACCCAGACCGACAAGAGCCAATCGGCCTCTGTCGGGAGCCTGAACCAGGAAAGCAACGGAACCAATGTGAC